CCATCTTTGAAATGGTCTTCCCATGCACCGTACTTCTGAGCTGCAGTTGGAGTTCTTCCATCTGCACCATTTGCTAGGGATGCTGTCATTGGTAATGTTGGAAACAAGAATGATGTTGTAGCAGATGCCAAGTGAGTTCTGTTTTGGTTTGCTGGAGTAATCATTGCAGTGTTATGTCCACTCCAATATACCCATTCTGATTTGTTACCAATTACTTTTTTGTAATAATTTGATTGGCCTGATGCGTCTTTAGCATCTGATGCCATTGACACGAATGCATATGTTTCTAAAATGCTGTGAGGTATTCCAGTGATTGTTCCATCTTCATCAGCAACTACTACGTGTATTTCGTCATTTGAACCACCAGCTGCAAGTGCAGATGCACTCTTGCCTGGAGCTTTGTCGAAAGATGAGTAGAATTCCCAGTATCTATTAACTGCTGTTCCACTTGCCACTGTAGCAATTAGACCCGAACCTGTTGGTTGACCTATTGCTTCGACTGTGATGTTGTCTGAGTTGATTGCTGTAACTCTGTACTGTTGTGTGATTGCACCGAATGTGACGATGTCTCTTACTTTACATAATGCACCACCACCAGTTGCAAGAGTGATAACTGTTTGACCAGCTGCTTCCTCTCCACTAGTTGTAGTCGCTGCATCATTGTAATATGCATCGGATGAAGCACATACTGAAACTTTAAGTGAATTACCTAAAGAACCAGCACATCTAGATGTCCACTGTCCTACTGTACCAACGAGAGCTCCACTCTCGTATGATTGAACATATTCATCGTGATTTTTTAGAAGTGAAGAATTTGACCCACCACTGTTTGCACTAAACAAACCTGTTGAGTTAACTCTTACTACTCTTAATGATGAACCATATCTTAAAAATGCTTCTGCTGAATAGAAGTCTTCTGCTCCAGCGTTAGTATTAGCTGGTTCTGAAAACTCATCGACTAAACCCTTTGCGTCTGAAACTGTCTTTACTTCATCAACAGGGCCCCATTGGAATGAACCAGCGAAAGCACCACTTGTGCTTGATACTGCTGGTACAACATTTGTAAGGTCAACCTCTTTGACCTGTACGCCTGGTGATACTTGAAATGCCATACTTTTTCTCCTGTTAATGTAAAAAGTTGTTTACTGTTTTATTTATAACTTTTAATTTCCTACTAATAGCATTATTACTATTACTACATGTTTTTGTGATACCATCTATCACCTTGATTATCTACAAACGATGCAGCTTGTTCAGTCGGTTCTCCAAATACACCTGCTGGAAGCAAGTCATCTTGAATAATCTTCTGTTGTTCTGCATACAACAAGTCTTTAACTTGTGTGTCTGTTAAGTGATAAAAATATTCTGTGGTGATAAACCAACTAAACATGACAACATTCATTACCATGTCATCGTGATATCCTCTATCAGCTTCAAAACTAGTACCTTTATTTATGAAGGTCATAAGCTCGGTGATAGTAGGTCTATCTACGAGTTCTAATCTATGTTCTTCTAACAACTCTTTCATTGTAGAACAACCGATTCGTTTAATCTTTCTCGACATCGTAACTCCGATGTCTTCTGCTTTTGCAAAACCTTGAGTAAAGACGTTCTCGTATTCTATATCATAGTGTAATTGGTTTGCCACCATAGCACCTTCATTATTATTCTCAATTATAACAATTGGTTTATTATAAGGTGTTACAAACTTATTTATAATATCGGGGAAGAGAAGGGGACTTATCATGTTATCTCGATATACAGCAACCTGTTTAAAGGGTTGTGTGGACACATCGAAGATAGTAAATGTAGACCAATCCATACCTCTACCCTTGGCAACATCAACTGTACATATGTACTCATGTCCTTCTGCTGGTCTATTATACATAACAAACCCATCTTTCTCATACTCTCCATCTACTGCTTTCATTTCCAATAGTGTGTTACTATTAATAAGAGTATTACCAGTTCCTAGGAATGAGTTACCATATTCCTGCTCGAACTGTGCTTCAGATGTGTTTGCAATAGTCTGTTCTTTCCATTCCTCATCTCGGCCCGGCACATCAAACCAGTTAATAAGAAAGTCTTTGTACTCTGATTGTCCGTGTACTGCACTCTCATATATTTTATGAAACATATTACCAACACCGTTTGCAGTAGATGTAATGATAACCTTAGATTCTTTACCCGATGTTACCACTGGATATGTTGCAGTATAGAAAGTTGCAGCGTCTTCTACGAATGCAAACTCATCTAGATATAGTAAGTTAATAGACATACCACGAATCGAACTTGAAGATGTCGCAGCTGCAACAACCTTCGAGTCGTTTGCAAATTCTATAGAACCTTTGTTAAGAATCTTAACGCCGGGCTGTAAAAAGAAAGGAACTGATTCTAGCATGGTAACAATACGTGCAATCATCTCTCTTGCAATTGCACCTTTGTTTGCAAGAACCGCTACAGTAACCTCGGGATGAAATACTAGATACCACAATAAGTATGCACATGATGTGATTGACTTACCACTCTGTCTTGATGCAAGAACTACATTGAATCGATTGGTGTTGTAGTGATTTATAAGTTTGTCTTGATAACCACGGAGTTTGAACGGCACCATACCTTCATCTAGTGAGATAATCTGTGTGTAGTTTTCAATGAAATGACAAGGGTCTTCAGAACACTTGACGTATTCTGCAAGTTCTTCTTTGGTATACTGGATATCAATCCCAGCTCTCTTGATGAGATTATTACCTAAGTACCCCTCATTTGTTGGTTGTACCATTATTCTTTATTCTTTTTTAGAAACTTTTGTAGTTCTGAAGTTGAACCTACGTATAGGTGATTGTGTTGTGTACCAATTTTCTGACCTTCTTCGTCCTTTTCTAATTCTTTAATTTTCTTCTGTAGGTCTAAAAGTTTTTCTGCAGTATCACCGACTGTTTTCAGAAGCTGCCCAGCAACCTCGTATGCACGTGGATGTTCCGTTTCTTTTGCAACATCCAATATACCATCGATTGCATCTTGTCCACGCTCTACTAAACCATACAAGTTTTCACGAGCATATTTGTAATCGTTTACTATGGATTCTCCCCTGTCTTTAGTAGTGGGAAGTTGTTTAGGAAGTATCTCTACCTCTTGTTTGATTTCAGTGTTGATATCTAGGATATCATCTAACTGTTTATCTATCGTATCTTTTGCCATTATTAACTCGCATCTGTAGTCCTATCGCCTGCAAAACTTCTAGTAGAACCATCATCATAAAACGTTACTGTCTCTGCAACAACAAAGGTGTCATCGGGATTGACCGAACCAACAAACTTAAGATTGGTTTTTGCATCTAGTGTCACTGCACTTGATACTACAATACTTTGTTTGTCCTCAGCAATAGAGGATATAGTTGGATTCGTTCCTAAATTGGTACCGAACACTTCATCGTTTACACTTATCTTTGTATTTATTGCTGTTGGGAATGTTATTGTGGTGGACGAAGATACTGCATTTGAAACAGCTGCAAAAGCTGGTTCATATGATTTGACCTCTTTAACCAATCCACTGTCTTCTATTTCACTGGTAGTGAATAGACCACTTGCAGTCTTAACTTGTCCTTGCACTCCGTCTGATATGTATGTTCTTTCGATAACATTCTTAATAATTTCACCAGTATATACTGGGCCGAAGAAGTACAGTTTCATCTGAAACTCCAATGTGTATTCTATAACACGTCTTTCTTCGAACGTACCTTCGTATTGGTCTTCCATTGATACGGAACTTAGAATAATTGGAACATCTCTATGGTCTGTCATAGAATCAATCATCTTCATAGTAACCGTATATTCGGGTTGGAAATATGGCAGTATTTGTTCTACTATTTGTAGTGCATCATTCATGTTCTTTGCAAGAATTGATAGACTAAATGTTAAATTGTATGGTGCTGGTTGATACTGAAATCCCCTCTTTCCTGTATCTGAACTTTCCAAGTCTGATTTAGTATGTCGTATTAGTTTATTTTGTTGTCTAGATGCATCATATTCAAACCCTGTAAGTTCGAATGCAAGTCTAGGCATACTAATTGCAGTTCTCATACCATCACCAAGGTCAGCATCTTCTGCTAGTCTTTGCAAGAACTTTTGTTTTGGCCCGTATGATATTGGTACCTTTTGTTCTGTTAGAACTGTACCATCTGATTTGGTTTTCTTAATTGTAATGTTATTGAACAGTGTTCCAAAAATGGATACTGCTCGTTTGAAAGTTTCATTATAAAAATAGGTACCGAACATTATGTGACCTCACCGAATGGGTTAGTCTCTGAGAAATCTAAGTATCCATCTGCCTTGTCTTCAAAGTCTTTATTCTGTGCATCACCATCATTAGCAAACGTTAGCACGTCTGTAATCGATTCTATGACCACTGTCTTACCACTTGATGCACCAACTAGGGTGTCACCAACTGCAAGTGTTCTAGTGACATCTTTGATAGTAAGTTTACGGATATTCCCAGTTGGGCCAGGTGTCCAACCAATGACTTCACCTGTTGCAGCTCCACTATAATTAAGAACCTCTTGAATCACAAAGTCTCCACTTGTATTTGAAACTTGCATTTCTATAGTATAGGCTTGTTCGTTCTCCACTAAGTCTACCACTGTTCCAGTATCGAAA